GTGTGCGCCATTTACAATATCACCATATACTTCATCTGTACTGAAATGAAGTAATGTAGGAATTTTAGAATTTTCTTGTCTATAATTTTTAATTAGTTCTAATATTTTATGAACACCATTTATATTAGATTTAACAAAATCATCACTATTTGCTATGGAATTTCCAACATGAGTTTCAGCGGCTGTATTAATAATATAATCACAATCATAAAGAAATGTTAAATCATTAATATCACAATGAACAAAAGAAAAATTCTTGTGCTCTTGAAATTCTTTCAATAAGATCTTGTTGGCGGCATAAGTCATCTTATCCACGCCTTTAACATACCAGCCCTTTTCAAGGCATAAGCGTGTGATATACGAACCAATAAATCCTAAACATCCAGTAACATATACAATTTTCATAAAAAATCTTTAAAATAAGTATTTAATAATTCAATTCTTCTAGTATTTGATACGCCTGTTAAATGAACTAAGAAAGAATCTTGTGTCCAAGGACCTTTTGGTTCAGGTCTTGTTTCCCATCCATTTGCGTATTGTGTTTTTGTTGGTGTAGAACCTAGATATTTGTAATCTAATACTCTAATACCATTATGCAAATGTTTATAATGAATAATATTTAAAACTTCTTGTTCTGAATTAAATCCTGGACCATATGTGTAAAATAATTCAATTAGTTTATTTAGTTCTGAAGTTCTTTGAATTATAAAATTTCCAGTACTAAAACTGTGATGACCAGCCCAATCATAGGAAGCTGCAAAGGACACAGAATTATCGACAAAATCTTCTAATTTATACGAATAATTTGTTATCAATGAATCTGCATCTATCCACATTACAGCATCATAATTATGCAACATTTCAAAAGATCTTATAAATCTCAATTGACCTATTTTATCGTTTGAAAATTTACCATGTCTATCTGACCCAAAAGATCTTAATGCCATTAAATCATAATTATTATGTTTGGCATATCTGAGTTTTGAAGAAAGAGTCATATCAAAAACATCTTTCATATATGCATCTTGGCAACCATTGGGTTTAAACGTATCAGTATATCCTGTTAACACTAAAACTCTTTTATTGCTCATTATATTTTTTCTCCAATAAAATATTCCAAAACAGTTTCTATGTAATCCAGCTGAACATCGCTAATTACTGGACTTGTACCCAAGAAGAAAGTATCTGTTGTAACCTTTCTTGCGTTTGGGTAATTATGTATAACATCAAAATCATTCATCAGTCCAGAATATGCTGGTTGGAGCATGATATTTCCGGCAAAATATGGCCTGGTTTGAATCTTATTTTCCTCAAAGTAATTTACGATATCCTTTCTTCTGAAAGGAGCATCATCCCGGATCGTAATCGCAAAGGCAAACCAGCTAGGATCTGAGTTCTCTGTAGCCTTTGGCAGAATAAGCATATCTTCATACTTTGAGAAGATCTTATGTAGTCTTGCGTGATTGTGCTTTCTCTTTTGAATGATCTGCGGAAGCTTCTTGAGCTGAACTAGACCCATGGCAGCTTGCTGCTCAGTTGGCTTTAGATTATATCCAATCTCATCATAGACATACTTGTGGTCAAAGATTTCATCTGGAAGGGCAGGAAGCCAATTAGAGAATCGCTTCTTGCAGGAGCCGTTCTTGAGGAGATTAGCCTTCTTGCCGACGCAATAGCATCCTCTACCCCACTCACGGAAGCTTCTGGTAACAATCTCTTGCTGGTGAGTGTTGCAGGCCACGAATCCTCCTTCACCCATGGTAATATGATGAGCCGGATAGAAAGAGCAGCTAGCAAGTTCGCCAAAAGAGCCAAGAGGTTTGTTCTTATAAGTAGAACCAAGAGCATCGCAGCAGTCTTCTAGAAGTATTAGATCATACTTCTTTACGATATCCATCAGTCTATCCATGTTGGGAGGATTGCCTAAAACATGGGCAAAAGTGATGATTTTGCAGCCTTGCTTGGCCTTTTCCTCTACCTGATCCAGGTTTAGGTTCAATGTATCAAGATCAATATCAACAAACACAGGCTCAAACCCTACCTGAAAGATAGGATTGATGGTTGTCGGAAACCCAGCGATTGGTGTAATTACCTTGGTTCCCTTTGGGAAATTGTAGAGTCTCTTGGATGTCATGGCAGACATCATGATGAGATTTGAGCTACTGCCGCTGTTGGTAAGAATTCCATACTCTTTACCCATCAGTCTAGGAAAGAGCTGTTCGAAGCGAATTCCACTTTCGCCAAGTGCAAGCCAACCATTTAACAACGATTTGGTACATTCGACGTATTCTTCTGCTGTAAAATAAGACCCGGCATACTGTACCCAGTCTTGACCAGCTACCCATATCTTACTCTGGATCTTTTCGTTGATGTATTCTTCGATAGATTTTAAAATGTGTTCCATATTAATTAATTCAAAGTGATGAATATTTTTTAATTTCTTTTTCTACTCTTTTTGAAAAGTTAAATGCATACTTCTTTGCTTCTTCAAAATTTTTCTCTATTGATTCTTTTTTATCTGAATAATATTCTTCAAGATTTATTGCATTCAATTGACTCAAAAAGTCATTTTCATTGTTTATAAAAATAAATCCATTAATATCAAAATATTCCTCTATGTTTGGACATCCCCAATATATGGGTATGGTTCTAGTCAAAAGACAATCTATGAGCTTTTCACTAAAATAATTCCTTTCCTGTGAATTTTCAATTATAACAGAAAACTTTGATCTGAAGATATTAAGTTTATCATTATTTGGTAATACACCGTCATTTTCTATGGCAGTAAAATTTTTAAACACATTACTATAATAAAATAGTGACGGATGGTTCAATTTAACTTTAAGAGGCCATATGGTTTCTCTAAAGGCATAACCAGGAACAATATTAATCATGGCGTTTGTTTTATTGCTCTTTAAAAAGCTTACAGAATTTTCTTTGATTAGATCAAATTCAGTAAAGTTTTCATCGACTTCTCCCAAATAAACAGGGCCAGAGTTTTTCTTATTTAACCATGTTGTTCCATAGACAAATTTTTTAGCATTTGGCAATTGATCCAAGACTTCTTGTGTAGAGGTTAAGATCAAATCATAATATTTTCCAAAACCCAAAACTATATCTTGTTTTTCTTTCATTATACAAACTTTTGGTTCGTTGCAATCTATAAAAACTTTAAAGTTTGTATTATTAATATCATATCCATTTTGGATGGCTATAGTTCGTGGTGGTTTTTGTAATCTGTGCTGTGGATCAGCATTTTTAAGAAATCTGGTGACATGAATTTCTATCTGTTTACTAAAATCCATTAGATTTGGATCTAGTAAGTAATCTGCATTAAAAATAATTGGTTTCATATAAATTTAATTATTTGATCGTATAAAAAATCATCAGCAATAGGATGATCGTGTTCTCTTTCGAAATTATCAACTACTGCATGTATTCTTGAATGGTAATAGTCTTCAGTTAACATAGAAAAATCTATCTTATCTTCCAATAAGATTATACCGTCTTTGTTAAATAAGTCAAATATTTCTGGAGAACCATGATAAATCGGGATTGTTCCGGTGGCAAAGCAATCCATTATTTTTTCTGTGTAATAGTTACTATACTTACCATTTTCAACAACAAAGGAAAAACAATAGTCTGCTAATGCAGTTTCTTTATGCTCAATATATTTTATACTCTTTCCATATAAATCAACAGGTAGTTTTTCCTTTTTAAAAAATCCCATCAAACTATTTCTAAATTTATGTCCAGAAGTTTTATTTTTTCCAGAACATAACATAGAAGTTAATTTAGTTTTATAATTTATCTTTTTTAGTCTTATCCAGCTTTTATTTGATGCTGGTGGGCAATATTCAAAAATAGGATCGATTTGTAATATACTTTTATCGTGAGTGAAAATCTTTATATACTTATCTTTAAAAGAATTTAAATTATTCAATATATCAGAATAAATATTGAAATATATTTCTTTTGACTCACAAAGCCACAGAAATTTTTTGGCATTTATTTTTTCTATGTCCTTAATGTTATATGAAGGCTCAAAGCATACCAGTATTGGGCAATTTGCGTTATGCTCCCATACAAAGTTCTTTGGCTTATGCCCATGACACGATGATAAATCGTGTGAAAACGGCGATCCGATGGATCCTATTCTCATCTTAGATCTTTGCATAGAATGCATCGCCCCATGTCCAACCAGCCCAATTAGTCTCAATTCTCTTGAAACCAAACTGTGCTAGATAATTGTCTATTTGGCTTACATCTGGGCATCCTTTGTAGACCTCTGCTCTATTAACTTCGCATAGAATGTAATCAATAGACTCTAGAGTTTTACTAGCTCCTCTTAGAACCTCAAGTTCATAACCTTGGACATCCAACATCATCAAATTGTATTTTGATTCCTTTAAATACTCATCTAATGTAACAATATCAACATACTCTACATCATTAAATTTAATAGATGGATACTGTTGTAGATGAATACCAGGTTCAAGCAGAGAGCTTGACTGAGATTGATTATCTCTTTCCTTATACATCTTGACTGCCTTTTGTGAAGTTGCTCCTAAAGCAATATTCTCGGCAATCATTCCGGGCTTCAGTTTCTTGATAAGTTGTTCGTAAACATCCTTTTGTGGTTCGAACAACAAAACATTACTACTAAGAGTAGAAATGTACTCTAATTCACCGCCAGTGTGTGCTCCTACTTGCACTACTCCGGTTATTGGCTTTGTTATGTGGTTTGAAATTTCTATTAGCATTAGATTAGAACCATTTCTTTTCTATAGATTTGTTGCCAGTTTTTAGGACCGTTATTAAACCACTTACTTGGTGCAATGATTTGTTTGTCCAAATTTTCATTGAGCCAAGATCCCCACCAAGAAAAACTGCTATTGCAAATAATGTTATCATCGCACATGGACATCAAACACATATCCATCTCTTCATTATTGTTCATAATGATATTTGGTATATGTTTAAAATTTTCAGTACACCATTTCTTATCGTCGGTGAATATTACGCAAAAAGAATCTTTGCCAATTTTGTCCAAAGCATTAGTATAATACTTTAAATCTGCTAACACAAATGCATCAGGAATATTGAGATAATCTCCTCTACGAACATGAATTGATACAAGTTTCTTTCCTATTTTTTCTTTAAATTCTTTTACGAACTTATAGCATTTCTCTTGTGTTTCATCTTTAAATGTGAAGATCTTTCTTAAATGTGTTTCCTGTTCATTGGCATATCGTTCATTTTGAAAGTAACCGATAAAGTCTGTACCATCCGGTACAGTAGTAGTATCGAAATATCCAAAATCATTCTTTTCAATAGCCATATTTTTCTGAATGACTTTATCGGAGTTTTTTGCATCCAATTTAAAAATAGATGCTATCTGCGGATTCTTGGAATGATCGAAGCCAATTTCAAATCCAGTTTTCTTTCCTGCATTATACAAGAAAGAGTATTGAAACATTTGATTTCCTAGTCTGCCATACTTGCCCAGAAGTTTAAAAGTTAACATTACGATTCTCCAATGGCTTGTCGGTTAGGTATTGCCACTTGTTCAAGCCAGCTGCTTCATCGCTTTGATAAAAGAATGGCTTGTTCGGAGTAATTACCGTGGCTTTTTCCTGGAGCGAAGCAGTTGCAATGTCAATAGGCTTCTTGAATCTATGAACGATTGTTCTACCAAACGACAGAACATCGTTTCTGTAGTCCTCTGATAGGTAGAGAACCGCATGAAGGGCCAAAACCCCACCTATCTTGAGGTAATCGTCGGTGTATCTACGAGTAATATAGTGACGATTGCCAGTAGAAACTCCAAGATATACAGCATCCGCTTCGTCCGGAATCTGAATCATAGGACGAAAATCTTCTGAAACTCCAACATCATCTTCAAAAATAATGAATGGAGTATTGATCTCTTTGTTTCCAAGAATCTTGAACATTGACTCGGCCACGCCGACATAATGCTTTTCAGATTCTGGAGTTCCTAGAGGAGCAGGACGCACTTCTGCATCTACTCTATGATGATTTTTAAAACCAAGACCATCAAGCAATGCTTGCATTCTATCTCGGTTCTTAGTATTTGATTCTAGATTAATCCAATACACTGGTATGTCACGAAGATCTATGTTCATAATTAATAAATTTGTTAGAGTATTCTAAAAGTTCCTGAGAATTTGTCAAGATAAAATCGAAGCGAGATTCGACTTCTGCCAAGTTCTGTAATGCAAACTCAGTCATCACAGGATCGTCTATAAAGGCCAGAGTAGTCTTAGACTTATCCTTGCTATACAAGAATACAGCTTCGTCTATTCCTCTGCCCCAGTAGACTTCTACTGGCTTGGTAACATTTCTCTTGTTTAAAAACTTGTAAACGGCCTCTTTTATATCAAGAGGCATATAATCTTCATTGCAAATATACATTATTTTTTACCAATATGATATTTTTGAATTAAGGTCCAATCTTTCTTTTCCGAATGGGGAAGAATCTTGATTTGATTGATTCCCAACTGGGGTTCCTTATATCTATTCGCATCTACTGGAAGTATCAAGCCCCATTCAGTCAAAAGTTTCACGATTACGTTCCTACGACCCAGATCGTTTTCATCCATATCGCTCTTAAGTCCATCAAGAACGAACATCTCCTTGAAATGCATAATGGCATATCTGCCTCTCTTGTGCAGAATATGGCACGACTGGTATAACTTCTTTTCTTGTTTGGAAGAAACTCCAATACGAGTAAGAGTTTCCTTTACCTTCAGAAAGTCTTGCTCAGACTTTAGTTTAACCTCTACACCCAAACCTTGAAAAATATCCTCATCAATTGTACTCATAATATCTCCATACAAGGATATTTATTAAATTTTGAATGTTTGGATATGCTTTAGGATTTCCTGCTTTTGGTCTTCAGTCAGAAGCTTTTCGTACTCCAAAGCTTTACGGTAAGAGACATCGTAATACTTGATGATGGCATCAATTACATCACTTTTGTCCTTCTTGACCCATCCGCTGAACCGCTTTCGCTTACGAATAGACCCCTTGAGGTAGTCGTACTGCATTCTCTTATCTAGGAACGGGTACTTGTTCATCTCGTTGGCATAGGCCACAGTATCCATGAAGTAGGATAGAGACTTGTTAACAATAAAAGGAACATAGTCCTTGCCGTTTGGGTCAAGGACATCTTCCTTTGTATAGTTGATGGATTCAAGTACCTTACTTAGATTCATTGCTTGATTCCCTTGAACTCGCAATTCATTAGAATCTCCACCATCATGGCGGTCATGTTGATCTCATGGTCCGCAACGAAAGCAGCCTTGTACTGGTACTCTGCAATGATCGTGATGGCCTGTGGAATGCTGGTAGGAACAAGCATGTCAGATAGATTGTCGTAGACCTTACGGAAGATATCCGTACTGTTATCCATGTTCTTAACAATCCACTCACGAACTCCCTTGAAATCCTTCTTGGACATACACGCAATCAGCTTGGCAACATCGATATCCTTGACATCGGATAGAACACCAACATCGATCTCGCCAGAGACAGAGTATCGCTGAAGTTCATTCAGAACTCGTCGGAAGTCTGGGAAGTGCTTGACTACGAGTTGCTGAACGGACCTTTCACTGTACTTAATCTTCTCTGTATCAAGAATCTTGCATGTACGCTTGTACATTTCATTGGCAAGTTTTGGACTTTCATCTCTTCCCATGCTGTTGAAATTAATTTCAGTGCAACGAGAGTGCAGAGGTTCAATGATTCGATACTTCCAGTTGCATGTCATGATGAATCGGCAGTTGGCTGCAAACTCCTCAATGGCCCCACGCAAGGCAGGCTGAATACTCTGGGCATTGCTATAATCAAACTCGTCCAGAATCACTACCTTCTTAGAATCAGTCAGAGATACCGTGCTGGCAAAGCTACGGATCTTGGTCCGGAGCGTATCGATGTTGCCATCCTCTGAGCAGTTGATGAGGATATAGTCGCATCCTAGATCTTTGCAGAGAGCCTTAGCAACTGTGGTCTTACCACAACCAGGGTTACCAACAAACATCATGTTCTGCAACTCACCGCTCTTGATCATCTGACTAAAGGTTGACTTTAGTTCCGTTGTCAAGATGCAATCAGATAGCGTCTGGGGTCGATACTTTTCGACCCACAGGTATTGATCAGCGTTCATATTACTCTCCAGTCTTGCTACCAGATTCCAGAGCAATCCAATAGGTGAGGTTTAGATTCTTTGAAGTGAACTTAGTAATGACCTTGCTACCGACTTGAACATCGTAGCTGCCAGGAATTAGCTTAAGGTTTTCCATCTTCAGACGGAACTCAAAGTCATCGCTGTAGTCCGAATCTAGGCAGTCTTCAGTAGAACCAAGGCTGATCGAATAGCTATTGGTTGTATTGTCCTTGCTGTCGCAGACCTTGGCAAAGACTTCTCCATCCTCAGCATAGATCGACATGTCAGATACCTGAAGAACGCTAGATGCCTTCTGTAGTTCCTGAAGCTTCTTTTCCGTCAGAGGGAACTGAAGGACTGCTGCTGGCATGTTGAGTGCCTTCGGTGGTAGGCTAGTGATGAGCTTTGGCTCACAATAGAAATACTTGACCGATGAGCCAGCCTCATTAGAGATTTCCATGTACTTGTCATGGAACTCTAGTTCTGGCTGCTCAAACAGCGTGATGATTCCAAGAAACTGGGATAGATCCCAGATACCAAATTCCTGTTCAAATGTCTCCTCTACCATGGCTTCTGCCACGATATTCTTGTAGGAGGACATCGTAACAAGCTTGTTTCCTGGACGAATCAACAGATTGCTGTTGATGACCGAGAAGTTCTTCAGAATCTGGATCGTTGGCTTGCTGAGAGTTAGTTTAGTTGTAGTTTTCATAATATAAAATTCACCTTTCAATCAGGTATTGTCCTGCAAATAGTCATAAAAGTCAAGGCTTCCGTCACGCAAATTGTGCATTAATTTCTTCGTGACATGACGTATATCACGAAGTTTTTTCTTTCTAAAGAATCTTGCGAGTTTTCTGGCCCGAATGATTTTCCAAAGTGGATCTTTTTTCATAGAATACCTACCCAAGAATACGAGTTGTTGTCATAGACATATTCATACAACATACCAACAGTTGTATTAAACCATCTCTGACCAACAACTGGTTCGTAAGGGGCAGAGGCTCCCACATGAACTCCTGCGGAGTTCAGGAGTCTCCAACCCCTTGTTTCACCGTGCTCAGGGGAGAAACCGCTTATTTCTGCGGAGGCATAAAAATACTTGCCTTCTTTCTCTACAATATCCCCTTCGCCGTATACCTTGAGTGTACCGTCTGGATTCGAAATCTTAAATTTTCCAACATAATTAAGTGTCATATTTGCACCAATCTGCTGAAATTATTCTTCTTATCAAGAGTAACCGTACTCTTGAACTTATCATGGAGTTGATCTGTCTTGTGGCTGATTACAAAGACATTGCAACCCTTCTTTAGGTTGTTTAGCAGCTTCATGAGTTCGTCTGTTCCGATAGAATCCAGCGACGAGTCAAATACTTCGTCAAGGATGAGTAGGTTGCAGTGAAGACTGTTCTTCATTCTTGCAACTTCCCGCCAAGCCAGGAGTAGAGAAATGTCGATTCTCATCTTTTCTCCTTCGCTGAAACTCAGATACGAAAACTCGTCACGATGCCGACTTTCAATCTTTTCATTGAACTGCTCATCAAGATTGAACTTCACGAAGAAACCCATGTTACTGAGATTCTTATTCACTAACTTATTTATAATGGGAAGATAGTGATTGACAATCTTGCCCTTTATACCCCCATCCTTCAATAGATCCACAACAATTTCGTGATCATTTTGTTGTTTTTCGAGTGAAGATAGAGCATTTTCTTTACTCTTTCTTTCATTTTTGGCGGATTCAAGCTGAATCTTTACTTCATTGATTTGAGATTCGCTGATAGAGTTTCTATCCTGCTCATAGCCAGCCTTGACCTTTTCTAGATTGGCCATTTCTCGCTCATTAGACTTGACCTCACGGACAAGCTCCTTGATCTGCTCCTCTGTGGCCTTCTTCTCCTTGAGGGTCGTACCGTACCAGCTAATGGCGTTTATAAGCTCTTCGACATTGGTGGCCAGCTTTGATAGCCTAGCCTTCTTATTGTCCGTAATCTGGCACTTATGGCTCTTGTCGATGGCCTGCTTACATGTAGGACAAGACTCGTTGGAATTAAAGAATTCCAGCTCTTCATTTATCGTATTTATATTTACTGTAAGATCGGCCTTCTTTTCTCTCAGTTCGGCCAGATCTTCGTCCGTAACAGTGTACTGTTCTAGTTTCTTGCCCTCTTGGAGGATTTGCTTGTTTAGAAGCTTAATCTTTGCTCTAGAGTCTTCAATCTCCTGAACCGTTTCTTTAATCTTAGTATCCAGTACTTCAATGTTTTTTTCAAAGTTTGACTGCAAATTTTTGAGCGTATTTTCATACAGTTTTATCTTTTCGTCCGTAACTTTAAGGTCAATCTTGATACTTTTGATGTTCTCCCGTATCTGAGAAAGCTTGCCCTTCAGAATCAAGTTCATTGAAGAAAAGACATCAATATCTAGGATGGTTTCGATGACTTGGCGACGATCCGATGGAGGCAATTCCATGAAAGGGACAAAGGATGACTTACCAAGAATGATGACTTGCATGAAGGTCTTCTTGTTCATCTTGAGAATTTGATTCTCAAGCATATCCTGATAATCCTTCGTCTTGGCAGCTTGTTCGATCATCACTCCATTCTTATAGATCTCAAACACCTTTGGTGCAAGACCACGAATGATTTTGTACTGCGCCTTGTTGACTTCGAACTCTACTTCAACCAAACAATTCTTCTTATTTACGCTGTTTACCAGCTGAGGAATATTGATGTTTCGAAATGGAGTTCCGAACAGACCAAATGTGATTGCATCAAGAAAGGCAAAAGACTTTCCGTTCCCGTTCGACCCACTAACCAGAGTCGTGGCACTCTTCTCAAAGTCAATCTCCGAGAAGTTGTTGCCAAAGGAACCGAAATTCTTGAACCTGATTTTCTTGAAGTTAATCATCTATAGTAAGGGATTCGTGGTACAGATCTTTGATGATATTCTTGATATCGTCTTTGTTCGTGATCTCAGATAGATCGTCTATCTCCTTGCAGATCATCGTTATTGTATCCATATTCATGTCAATATCAATAGACGAATAGTTCATTTCTATTTCTTCATCTACGACTGTTACATCATATGGCTTTGCTTCGTTCAATTTCGTTATGAACTTTTCGTAGAATACTGGCTTGTTTCTTCTCTGAACAATCAGTCTCACATACTTATCATGGAACTGAGAGAAGTCAAGATTCTCTAGATGCTCTGGTAGCGAGTCATCGTAAATGATTCTATGAAACAGCTCTTCTGTGTTCTGAACAAATTCAAGATCCCGTGTTTTGGTATCAAAAACATGAAACCCTTTTCGTTCGTTTACATCTGTGAAACCCATCTGGTACTGGGTTCCAAGATATTCGATATTCTTATGGCGAGACTTCAGGTGAAAGTGACCTGACATAACAGTTTCGAATCTATCGAACATCTCTCGCTGAAGTCCTGATTCGTGATATACCCCACGAAGAACTTCAAATCCAACGATCTCAAAATGGCCCATAAGAATGTGAGCCTTTGAGTTCTTGATATAGTCCAAGCATTGAGGAAGATTGTCTTCGCAAATCCAGGGAACTGCACCAATCGTGACATCTGGATATAGTAGATCCTTTGGTTCGTTCACGACTTCTATGTGAAAATACTTCTCAAGAAGTTCTTGCGGAGAGTTTGTTTTATTCGTATTTCTAAAATAAGTGTCGTGGTTTCCGATGATGATTTGCATCGACATGCCCATCTGTTCCATCGGCTCAATCACCCTAGTACGAACTTGCTTCAGGGTATTGAAGTTGATATATTTGCGACGATCAAAGAAATCACCCAGATGAATTATTCGTTGAATATTGTTCTTTATGCAGTACGGAAAAAACTGCAACTCAAAGAACCGAATGAAGTGTTCTAGAAGAACAGGAGAATCGTTCTTTGCTCCGAAGTGAGTATCGTTGATAATTGCTATCTTCATCTGACCTTTTTCTTCTTCTTTTTCTTTTTATCGTCACCGAATCGATTCACATCGTTTTCCGTGAGGTTGAAGATCTCTCTAAAGCTGGCAGAACTATCCTTGGCAAAGTAATTTTCTTTGAACCAACGATGAAATCTTTCGTCTGCATTGTCTTCCATGATCTTGTACTTGATGTACGACTGCTTCTTTTCCTTTTCGATGCGTCTTAGGAAGGCAAAGTATATGATTTGGGTAAAATAAGAAAAGGGATTTTTTGATTTTTCTGGATCGAAATTGTGAGCATACATCAAACAATTTTCGATTCCATCCCCTACCATCTCTTCTCTATAGGGGTAGTTCATGAAGTTTGGTCTATAAGAAAGATGTTCTGCGATCTTTAAAAAGGATTCTGCTATGTAGTTTGAAACTGGGGGTTTCTTTCTGCCAGACTCCTCAGCCGCATTATACTTCTTTTTCCATTTTATCATCTCAGCCAAAAATTCTTTATTATCCACATAGTGGGATTTTTCTTCTTCCTCCACTACGGGTACTAATTCTGGCTCTATTATGTCATCTAATTCTTCTATTTTTTTCTTTTTACTCATGCGTAAATAATATCATGTTTCCAGAAAAAATCAATTGACAAAATCTAGGCTTCTGGATACACTTCGCTGTGTAGGCGATCAACAAGTAAAATTGTAACTAAATAGTTACTCTTTAGTATCCTCAGATATATCATCGATATACTTACGAGGATCATCAGGGAAGTCTTCCAAATTAATTCCCTTTCTCTTGAGTTTATCCTTTTCCTTGTCAGTCATTAGTTCCATTTCTGGAATAAGGATCTCGCCAATTTCATCTTCTTCATCGTCCATAGGACCCATGAAGGCATCGAAATCTAAAAGACCATTTTCTAAAAGATCTTCAAAGATATTAGGCGGAATCGAAAAATACATTCCAACACTGTTTGGTCCCATTCCAAAAGGAAATGGCATCATCGGTGGCTTAGAAAGATTATCTTTTGGCTTTTCTTTATCATCTGATGGTTCTTCTCCCACCAAATCTTTCAGCATTTGATTGAAGGTGTCTTCATCACCTAAGATATCATCAATTTCTTTTTGTGCTTCTTCGACAGCTTTCTTTGTTTTTTCTTCCTTGCGAATGCTGTTCTGATATAAATTTACAGTGCTATCGCTTGGTTTTAAAATGGTAGCGATATGATCCTTTGGAATATCAACTTCTTCTGCTTCAGAAAATTCCAGCCAATTACGAAGAACTGTAATCTCTCTGGTGACACCAAAGTTATCATGTGTCATATGAGACTTGATAACCATTGGGCGAAGAACATGAATCGTAGATTCATTCTCTCCCGCTAGCAGACACAGCACTTCTTCCCCACTTCTCAGCTTGAGTAATCTGCAAGTAGTTTCCATATGACTATTTATCCTTTCAGAGATCTATAGGGACTAGTTTAAAGTTGAAAGATTCGTTTTCGTAAATTTTAATTCGTTCCAGGAAATGATTGAATGCGTGATTCTGATATTTCTTATGACGAAGATCATCCACTAAATCGTAAATCATCACATGATCTTTTGTTTCTGACATTCGAAGGCCACGACCAATTGACTGTAGAACGCGAACTATTGATTTTGAAGGATGCAGAAATACAATATTGTGTATGTTCTTGATATTTATACCAGTGCTGCATGTACCATAAGACGCAACAAGAATCGAATCGGTAGACTTGTCAACAATCTTACGAATCTGTTCTCTGTCTTCTACATGAGTCATTCCAGAAATAAAATACACTTTTTTATCTATGCATCTGTTCTGAAGAGATTCGTAAAATGGAAGACCATGCTTTTGCACTTGTGAGAAAAGCACTAGAGTATTTCCCTTGAGAGAAGAGCAAAGTTTTTCTGCAACCTTGTTTCTTCTTTCGTGAGAAATGATATACTCAATTTCATCTTGATATGCCTTGCGCTTCATTGAATCGCATTCTTCTTTTGCATATTTCAGCTGAATGCAATTGATGTCTAGCTGCGAAAGAACTTTGTTGTCGATGAGATTCTTTGTGCTTGTAACGCGAATTGGTGGACCAAACAGACCTTCAAGTACAAGCTTATGAACTTGGATATTATCCAATGTACCAGTAGTGCCAACGCGAATGTGACAGTTTCTGAGCTTGTTCATCAGTTTGACTAATGACTTTGCCTTGAATAGATGGCATTCATCACCAATCACAGCATCATAATCTGCAAATGTTTTCTCTGGTAATTCGTATACGCTTTGCCAAGTAGAAATCACTATTGGCTTTGTAGTTTCTTTCTCTTTGCCTGCGTAAATTATGTGAATATTCTTTTCCGCATTCCATTCTTTTCCAGCATACTCAATGAAGTCCGATCTCATCTGATGGACCAGGCTTGTGGTAGGAACTAGAATAAGAACTCTCTTGTTCTTGCTGAGAAGATAGCGAAGAATGCAGTAGATGATCAGAGACTTACCGCTACCTGTTGGAGATATCAGTAGACTACGCTTATGATCAAGAGCCATTTCCACAGCCCTTCTCTGATAGTCTCTGAGCTGGATTTCGCCAGAATCTGAGTATAGATGTAGGTCATCAAGATAAGACTTATAATCCTCAAAGAACTCCTCCTTGAAATTTTCAAACTTACATTCGTAGTTTCTGTCAAGACAGAATTGAACTACTTTGTTTCTAAGACCTGTATATATCTTGCGCGTGAAGTAATTAAACAGACGAATCTGACCATCCCAGATTCTACGCTTGAACGCTGGTGAGTATTGAGAGTTAGGAACCTTGAATGTGAAGTAATCGGATATCTCTTTTGCTACTGAATTTTCGCAATGAATCTTGATGAATGTACCATCGATTTTTTCTATTTTTACTTCTTCACTGCCCATGACTAAATTTGATCCATTCGATGGCTGATCGTATATTCCATTGCCTGTTTCCTACGATCTTTACGACACCATCTAAATAACTCACTAGTTCTTTCTTTTCAGTAATTTGTCTTTCAAGACGAATGACATCATCATCTGCATCAATGAACCGATCAACATCGGTCTTGAGAATATTTAGGTCAAATGGCTCCCACTTAAAACGGTCTAATTCCTCTTTAGACAGCTTTCCTGTGTAATACAGCCACTTGTACTTCCGCATGACACGGAGCGTTCTCTCGTCCTCTGCTAGGGCTTCCTTGTGCTTCTTGAGGAATAGGAGGTACTTATTATGGATCTGTGGAGTATTAACCGATTCTATTGCTAGTTCGGTGGAATCAATCTTCAGATCTTCTTGGACTTGTTGTTTTAGTTCATCAAAATTCATAATTTAAGTATACACATTATAGAATAAAATCAATTATAAATATTGCCCGGATCCGGATCAAACGAGTAGTAAGTATATGCAAATGTTGCAGTTGCAACTTGTGGTTGGTATGCAGCAGCAGTAGAAGTAAAACGAAGTCCAGAAAGACCTATGGGGAATATTTCTCTGAATATTACCTTTAGATTATCGTTATAGGTTCCTTTGGTGATATGCAAAGTGGCTGTTGTCATCCACTTGTTAAATGCTAATGAATTATTATCGCAATCACTATCAATATTTCCTAAATGGCGCATCCATCTATAGAGTTCAAGCCAATTTTGCATGTACTCATCTACGAGAAATGAGATTTGGAGATTGTCAAATTTATATGCACCAATTGGTCTTTTGATCGGAATACCAAGAGTCGTTGGCTGATCTTGTTCTGCCATTGAAAAATTTGGCAATGCTACTTCTTGGACATTGTAAATTACTTTTGGAATTCTTGCCAATTCGAAATGGAAGAAATTTTGACCAAGATTGGAAATATTATTACCAGGCATAATGTATGTAGAAAAGAAAAAGGGAGCCATTTCTGGCTCCCTTTCCCGAAGTCTTAGATACTACTTATCAGTTGGTGTTACCGTGGAGGTTGGTAACGCGGAAGATACGGTAGTACTGGTTTGCGCTCTGGGACATGGTTTCACCGTCAGGTAGACCTGTGGTGGTGTTGATAACGAAGGGGTTAGCAACCATGCCGTAGCGGGTCTTGAAGCCGATCTTGGGCTGGAAGCTATCAGGATCGACTGCACGGACCATCTGGAGTGGAACGTATGGGCAGTAGAACACGCCAGCGTCGTAGGGGCTTGCACCACGGTATCCGACGCAAACGAAGTCTACACCAGACTGGACGTAAGGATCGATGTAAACGCGCATCTTGCCGTTGAGTACGCCAGCAAAGGTGTTGCCAGTGTCATCAATTTCAAGCTGGTTGTTTAGAGCGGGGCTGATGTTTAGCCATCCACCCATGGCGAGAGCTGAAGCAACATCTGACGAGCAGATGATGAAGTTACCCTTACCACGACGAGTTTCCTTGGCGATCTGGTTGGCTTCGCGTTCAATCTGGAACATGAGGCCACGGAAGCGTTCAGCTGACCAACGACCGTCAGAGTCAGCTAGGAGGTCGTAAACACCACCGCCGAAGCTGCTTGAGTTTAGATCGGTCTGCTTTGCACCAACCTTAGCGACATGGTAGATGCCACGAACGACTTCGCGGTTGATTTCAGCAAGAATTTCAGTGCTGAGAATGTTGGCGAGTTCGGTTTCAGCATCAAGTCCGTGAACAGCCTTGAGGTCCTGAGCAAGTTCAGTGGTGTAGTCGGCCTTTAGAGCACGGGTCTTAGCCTGAACAGCAACCTTGTCGATGGTGAATGCCATCTCCTGGAAAGGCTTACCTGAGCCACCGAGGTTTTCAGCGTCACCAACAAGTAGACCCTTGAAGTTGTCACCGTAGAATGAACCTTTGGTTGCACCAGTAGTACCACCGAATAGGGTTAGACCGTATTCAGTGCTGTAGCTGGTTCCGTTTAGGTAATCGGTATAGAGAGCACCAGAACCGTTAGTACCACCTGAACCACCGAATGGAACGAATGGTTCCGAGAACATAGCTTCCTTGCGAGTACCGCCCTGTGGGTCGTACTTGGGACGCATTGCGAAGATGAGTCCGGTTGGAGCGGTCATGGGCTGAACGCCACAGATGTCGTAAGCAATGAGGTTTGGCATTGCGCGACGAACGAGGCTGATTAGGATTGGGTCATAACCAGCGATTGAGGTTGAAGCGGGGCTAGCGACGTTGCTGATGACTCCACCGAGGGTGTTGTCTTCAGTTAGTCTCTGAGCGCGCATGGCCTGCTCTTGGTTCTCAAGAAGAACAGCAGTTACCTTGGTCTTGTAAGTATCTTCGATGGAAGGAAGAGCGTTGTGGTTTAGAACAGGCTCCCACTTCTCAGTTAGAATGTCGTATGGGGTTGAGTCGTCAAAATTCATTAGTTTCTCCTAGTGTTAATATGTATTAAAATTATTTCTTTAAGTGTCTACTCAAGGCTTTGCTATAGACATCCATAACGCCTTCGGTGAGTGTTTCGGGCTCAGTTGAGGTGTCAAGAATGTCTAGAACACGGGGTTGTGATTTAAAGGCTGAGGTCTGAGTTGCTGGCTGTTGAGCAGGGGCAGCAAAATAGCTTTCCTTTAGAATTTGTAGTTTGTTACGGAATTGCTCTGGGTTTTCATATTCTAGACCTTCAGCTAGAGATGCAAGCTTCTCAACCTGAGTTGCGGCTAGACCATGAGTTTCCTGAGCAAAGATGTTTACTGCGTGTGATTCAAGCAAGCTCTTACGAAGCTTAACATTTTCGTTGATTTCCTTGTTAAGCTCCTGGTTGCTCTCTTCGATCTGAGTGTAGAGTTCGTCAAGAACATCGTACTTCTCATCGGGGACATCGATGAAGTTGCTTTCGAATAGCTTCTTTAGACCAAAGATGAAGTTTTCAGCGAGTTCGATCTTGATACCGCGCTCGACCTGAAGCTTATTCTGATCTACCCATTCTTCAACGACATAGGTTAGATAGTCATCGACCTTCTCAGTTAGTTCTGAAACGGTTGTCTGAAGAGCGTTGCTATATTCAGCCTGATAGTGTTCTGAAAGTTGAGCACCGATTTCACGGGCCTTCTCGTTGACGGCAGCAACAAAGATTGTCTTTGCCTTCTCAACGAAATCTTCAGATAGATTTAGATTGGCAAAAAGGGCTGCTAGATGCTCCTTTAGAGCTTCTTCTGCGCCTTCTTCTTCCTCTTCTTCGCCTTGTTTAGCGACTGGTGCAGCACCTGGCATTCCCGCAGCAGGAACCTTGGGAGTTGCAATGGTGCTCATGTTAATTTGAGCTAATCCTTCAGCTGGAGGATAGGCGGTGTTTAGAATAAACCCCTTTCCTTCTGCATCGAATGCTCCCTTACCTTCAAAATCGTGTTCAATTTGTGTACCGTGTGGCATATATTTTTCTCCGTTTGTATTTATAAATTATTACTCTACTGCGCCAATACCTTTCAAGAAATTGGCCATATTTGCTCTTCTTAACTGAGCATTTGATATAGAACTAATTACCCCTAATGTAGGGACCATTAATGGTTTTGTTAAAGTCTCTAAAGATTTTTGTTTGATCGCAGAACCCATTGATCCAATAATACCTTTAGATGTTTCTTTTTGTCCTTCTTTTTGTCCAATCAAAGATTTCAATGCAGCGGCATTGATGATTACATTTCCTGCCCCCGCACCTCTAGCTTCATGCAATGGATTTGGAAGTCCAGCTGCTGCTAAAGCCTGTGCGTGATGCATTTCAGCGTTATCGGGATCGCTTGCCGCATTTTGCAAATGTCCTCTAACAACAGCACTATTTCCCAAATGATACTCTGGGTGAGAAGGATTAAAAACTTTATCGCTAAGATTCTTAATAACGGTATCATGCTGCATTTGTTTTACGCCTGATACTCTCTGTGATTCTGTTTCTGCCTGATCTCTTGCTTGTTGCTCTTCTCTCGCAGCAGAGGTTCTAGGACCAACAAATTTATTATAAAGACCGATGAGAGGATTACTTTCTGGATTTTCTATCTTAGAAGGTGCTTTAAATCCAAATAATCCTTCGTTCAAAACTTGCAACGAAGCAGCATTCAAAGACTTCTTTTCTTTTTCCGTCAGTGTTCTCATTTGATCTTTCTTAAGAAATCTGCAAAGAGCTTGATTGATTCTGCTTGTAACTTTCTTGAAGGAGTGTTCTTCAGGGTATTGTGATATTGAGCAATCTGCTGTTCTTTGAGAAGACCATTATCCCAAACCCATTCTCTGCCTTCCATGATTCCGTTGACGAAAGCATTTGGGGCTGAGGGGTCTGCAACAATGTCAATAGCAGCAAGCATGAAGTCTTCTTTGACAACATTTACTCCACCGCGCTTTTCCAAAGAACCCATTCCACGGGTCGAAACTCCGAGCTTGACACCTTCGCTCATCAGATTCTTTACGATCTGACCGCATGGAGTATCAAGAATCTTGGCCTTGCCATGGAAATCATTGTTGTTCTCATAGAGCCAGGTGACTTTGTGAGAAACGCGATCAAGATTTACTGAAGGGCCGGATGGGTGATTTAGTTCACCAAGAGCACGATTCTTATTCACATATTCAGTGACATAGCGATTGGCTTCTTTAGCAAGAATTTGCTTTGGATAAACTCTGCCATTCTTGTTCTTTTGTTCGGCCTGCATGAAAACACCTTCGATGAAAAATTGCTTTTCACCGTCTTTGTTTTCGGTTAGATATGCTACTTCTTCTACTGTTTCTGTGATTAGTTTCATTTATTATCCGTTGTATGACATGCGAACATCAAGTCCGGTTGGAGTCTGAACGGGAGAGCCAGCTGTGTTTGGGCCTGGATTGTTTTCTTCCTCTTCTTCGCCCTCTTCTTCCATTTCCTCTTCTTCGCTCTCTTCTTCCATTTCCTCTTCTTCCATTTCTTCCTCTTCAGACATGGCCTTGCCTATTGCTTTTCTGCGATTTGAAAGATACTTATCGCTTTTATCTGAATCACCATCGTTGTCGATGTCTTCATCTTCCTTTCCAACAGGATCCATTGCTTCGTTGAAGGTTGTTTTGGCAACGCGGACATATTCTTCGGCTAGTCTTTGACCGAGCTTGACGGTCAAATCTTCGTTGATTAGGTTCTTGGCATGAACTGCATTTTCGTCAAGAATTGATAGAATGATATTTTTTGCTTTCATAGTGTTTTCCCTTTCTATTTAGAAAATAATAAAGTTATCCTTCTGGGGGTTGTTCCTGTGTAGCAGCTTGCATTTGCATCTGCTCCATTTCAGCCTGACGCTGCTTTGCTATATCAATCTGCATTTCTGCGTCAATTTGATTAATTTCTTCCTCAGTTTGCTTCAAAATATTCTTTCTAATGTAATTTGAGGAGTAATATTTACCGATCATTGGCTCCATAGCAGCAGCCAATTCCATTCTGGCAGAAAGAATTTCAGAATCCTTTAGATCGTTAAAATAAGAATCGCGGTTGAAAGAGAAGTTAATATGTGGGCTAATGACTTCCCAATCTTCTTCGGTGATGATTCCCTTAAGAACTAGCTGAATTCTCATCAGCTGAAGGAACATAGTTGAGAACTTATAACGCAATCTTTCAATAAATTTATAGAACTTGACCTCATCTCGCGTAATATCAGCCGATCTTCCAAGATTGAATCCATTTTCTCCTACAAGTCTTGAGGGAGGAATATTCAAAGCGTAGTAGAGCTTTTTCTTGAAATATTCAACATCGGTCAATTCACCAAGATTCTGTCCCCCGTCTAGGGTAGAAATTTCAGTTCCTCTACCACCTTCGCGGCGAGGTAGCCAGTAGTCCTCAATCATGGCCATCTGGTTTCTATCATCTTTCATTTCACCAGTTGTCTGATTGTAAATCATCTTGTTGCGATACTTATTCATAAGTTCGCGGACATACTGTTCTGCCTTTTGCTTTGGCAAGTTACCGACATCGATATAGAAAATACGACGTTCTGGAGCGCGTGAAATGCGATATACAACAATGGCATCTTCAATCTGACGCAACATGTTTAGAGGTCTGATGGCCTTGTGGAGGTAGCCAATGACTCTCTTGGTGTTCATATCGACCATTCCGGAGTGTACGAAACAGATCGAATCTGGCGATATTTTCAGACCAGAAGTTGGAGTAGCAATTACAGAATTCTTATCTGTGTTTGTGTAAAGATAATAATCTTCGATATCCTGAATTAAAGAAAGACTAGCTCCATCCTGCTTGGCGTTCTTTGTTTTAACTTTACGAACCTTCTTAATCTTGGTAGCATCAAGAGGAATTAATTGTCTGATTCCTTCGTTGGGATTGTTCGTATTAATTGTGATGTAATAGAAAAGCTTTGAGTCGATATACCATCGTCTAAAAATCTCAAATCCCTTATCGTGGAAGTCAAGAAGTTTTAAAATGTTATCAAACTCAAAGTACATCTTGCTTTTGATATTATCTGAGAATTCAATTTTGGATAGATCAAGCTTAATTGGCTTTCTATCCGATCCCATGACTATTGATTCATTAGTAATCTCATCGATTGCGGTATCGCACTCTGGGAAAAGTGCCATTGCTCTATATTGTGCAATTAGAGCATTGTCGTTCTTTTGCGAACCCATGAAGTCTACGAATGTTCCGTAAACTCCTGCTCCTTCGGTTATATAAGCACCATCAAATTCTTCTGGTGTAGTAAAATTTTGTAGAGGAATAATATCTTCCTGCTTCTTTTTACTTATTTCAAATCCGAATAGATTAAGACCCATTTATTTCTCCAATTCAAATACCATCTACTGTATAATAATCAAACACGAAAGTGCAATTGAATGTAACATACTCATCATTCAACGACATATTTAGGTCGATTGGACCAACCATAAATGGCCAACAACCAACCAAATTGATTTTTCTTGATCCCGGAATAGGATCACAATTCAGATTTAGCTGTTCTATTGTCCATGTAGGAGCTTTGTATGAATTAGGAGTAATCTGAGTTCCTGTATTTGATTCGTGACCATTTATGCCACTGCTCCATGCATGTAGATCTCTCCAAAGTCTATTTGCATTTTGGTTATTATCGTCTAAAACAATTACAGTCCAATTTGTACCACCGGGTTGAGAACCGTAAATACGATCTCCGGGAACTAGAAGTTTTCTACCTCTATGATCAAAAACATTCGTCAATACGGATGCTTGTGGTAATGCAGCAGCACTTACTAAAAACTCATTCCATGCTCCTCCTGGAAATGCTCCAGAAAGTTTGAAGCGATTTTTTCTAGTACCACCATAAAATTTACCTTTGAAATCTTCAATTCTTTGCGCCATTTTTTATACTCCAGTGTAATAATCGTAATTCATTCTGACACCAAAGGTGTTGAATGTATTTTCTTTCATATTAAATTGCACTGGACCAACCAAAGCTGGCCAACATCCTTTAAGAATCATCGTTTTTATAATAGTACCATTTAAATCTAAATGATCAACCCTCCACTCCTTCTTGAGTGAAGTGAAAGAATCATTAGCTGCGGTATTTGTATTTGTAAGGTGATCGTTTATTAGCTTTTGCCACTTATGAAAAGATTTCCATAAATTGACATCTGCACCCGTATCGTCTAATACTAAAATTTCCCATGGATCGTACTGCCTGTCTCCAGCAAAATTTACTTCTCTACCTCTCCAAGGAACGGTTACTATTCCCAGATTTGATGGGGGTAAAGATGCAGTCAATATGTGGAAAGTTGTTGTAGTATTAGCTACCCCTGTTGGCCATGATCCAGTAATCAAAAAGCGATTGCGTCTAGTACCGCCCTTGAAATTTGAAATGAACTGTGATAAGGTTGTTGCCATGTATTATGTAGTAAAGCTCAATTCGACAAAATTTATTGTCTGTGAAGGCTTGATATACACATCTACATTGAGTTTCCTGTCTAAAATATCTGTCTGGCTATTATTAGACTCATCGCAGACAACGCGATATTCATCGATACCTTGATTGGCCAAGATAGGTTGCAAAAAGCTTTCTACGCGGAATCGTATGGTATTTCTAAGGCCAGCATCGTTTATTTCAAACAAGCCTGTGTTCAGTATCGTTTTGACACCGTTACTGACATACGAAATGAGATTTCCATACGAAATTGATGTTTTTGCTGGAATTGCGCTTTGAGTTATTCCAGAAAAATCACTTAGCAGAAAATATTCGTTTATGCTTGCTGCATTGGCCACTTTAAGGAAAGTGTTAAGACCTCTAGCATAAGCAATACCTAGATCACTGCTTGAAGATCCAGATAGATCTGACGGCGTATCCGGAATTATTGTTTCTGCTAAAGATACTCCATCAGCTGTAATAAAATTCTGATTTAGAATCTTTCCCCTCTCAAATCCTGCTGGAGAATACCACGGATACTGTACAAAGGATCTTGCTAATGCTCCTGCCGCATCAGATACTAAAGATACTAAAACGTATGGTAATGCAGAAAATTCATTATCTACATCATCTCTATTATAATATCTTTGTATTCTCTTTACTCCCGTTGAGCAAAAAACAAATGGCTTAAAATTTTCATTTACAGAATCAAGTCCAGAAATTCTAATACATTCTGCAAATGTCGTATTAATGTTTAGTGATCTATTTGTAATATAGTTATTTTCAATGAACCCCGAAGCAGTTGTTGAATTGAAAATTACAGGGATCTTTGCTTCTAATATAACATCTATTTGTGTTGATGTTGTTGTACTTACCAAAGGATCATAAACAACAAATTTTACAATATTTCCATTTAAAGCAGCTTTTAATTTATTTAATCTTAGTGTTGCTGTGCCAGACATATTTACAAGAACAATATTATAATTGTAATGTAAACAATCAACTAAAAGGTTGATGTAAAAATCCGCTTTTCTTGCCGTTGTACCAGCAGTATTTGGTAAATTTAAGTTAGAAATAAGTGATTCAAAATCAGTAATTCCAAAAGCATTAAAATTTCCATTTTGAACTAAATCAGTAAATTCAGTTATACTTGTAATTTTTTTGTAATCTTCAGTTATACTTAAAAAGTCAAAAAAAGTTTGGTAATCATAGATGAGAAAAGCAACATCTATGTCTTTTTTTGCTTCTATGGTTTTAAGCTGAAAAACTACGGCCATTACGATTGATTAACTGTAAATCTGAATGTAATGCTATTGACTGAGAAGTTTGGCTTGAAAGACAGATCAACAACAAATTGTCTAGCTTCAACAACAGCTGTATTGTTGTTTGATTCATCGCAAACTACTGAGTAAGAAGAAATACCTCTGCCAGACTTGATGAATTCCATGATGGCAGTAGCACCAGTTACAAATCTTGCTCTGGTTTCTGAATCGTTTATTTCGAACAACACAGAGTCGAGTAAAGGTCTGAAAGAACGCTTGATATAAGCAATCAAACGAGCAATACCGACTTGTCTCTTATTTACGTCAGTATTTTCTGCTGTTCTATCGCCTAGAAGGTAGATGCCTTCTGAACCGAATAAGCTATTGAAAGAATTCAAAAACTGATCATTGATTAGATTTGTAACATCTGTATCGTTCAATGTTGGTGTTAGCGTGACGTAGCTATTTACCTTGCCTCTATTAACTCCAGCTGGAGCAAACCAGGGGAAAGCAGCAACATCAGTTCTGGCAAAGCACCCTGCGGCATCAGAGGTCATTAGTAGACCGATTGGAGCAGTTTCTCCACCGTAAATTCTGTTTCTTGTCTTTCTTCCCAGAACAGCGAAGAAAAGATCTTCATATGCAGTTACTCCAGCAATCCCAGAAATTGCAGTAAATCCTAAAGCTGAGAAAGAGGTAGGATAAGATCCAGCACTACCAGAATAATATTCGAATGAAGATCCTATGATACCAATACAGTCTTGACGTAAAGCCACAAGACGAATAACATCATCAAATTTTGTATTATTTTCACAAAAAACACTATCAATATTTAGATCATTTCTATTTAACGCAGAAGCACCAGTAGCAGCGATTAAAATTCCACCGTATTCAAGATAATTTAGGGCAGCGTGTAATTCTCTGTCTGTAGTTACGCCTCCAGTGAAACCTCTACCAGATCCAGAGAATCCGGAGGAAAGACCCGCTAAAACAGTGGAATCAAATTCTGCAAGAAGTTCTTGAGTGTTGTTGTAGATTTTGAAGGGAGGAACAGGATTATCGCCTTCTACGAGCTTGCTATAAAACGAAACACCACATAGAAAGGCTGAAATGTGGGAAGACGCTTGTTCGGTTGCGGCAAGTGTAACGTTTGTTGCGTTTTCGTTTATGTTAATCTGTGGCATATATTATTCCTCTGTAAACCAAAGTGCATTATCCTCACGAACCGCATTATCTGGCATCTCTGGACCCATAAAAAAGGTAGTATTCTCCTCTTCTTCTTCAGCTTTATGTATGATTTTTTTCCGTTGTAGATCTACGATCTCTTCAAAGTAACCCTGTCGGGTGAGCCATCCAAAGAGAACTAAACACATAACTAAATCGTCCGTATAGCCATCATCAGCACAATAAGTCTGATGTTTGGAAATAAATGTCATCAATTCTTGAATGATGTCATAATCCCTAACGAGTAACTTATCTTGCTCAATTAGCGTTTTTAGAACAGCACATCCTAATTTTTTGACTGCTGCGCTGGTTCTAACGCCTCTTTGCTTCGTTCCTCTCCCGAAGCCAAGTGAAACTTTCTGACCAGCTCTACCCATCATTGTGGTCTGAATGATGTTTTCGTATTCAAACTCTTCGTGCATAACATCGGCAATCTGGCCACCGATATCATTTACTTCGATTAGCAAGTGGGCATTATTATATTTTATTGCCAGAGCATATAGTTCAGGAGGGACATCGAAGGGTGAGATGGTATTGTTTCGATACCTAGCCACAACTCTGTGCGGCTTTTCAGTAGAATCTATAACAACCATTGCTGTATAGTCTTTGCCCTGACCTCTAGCCGTATCTACCATGATGAAGTATGCGTGTTCGTCCTTTGGCTCGTCGTAGATATAAAGACCACCAGGATCTCTAACCAGAGGTTTATCGAACTGCAACAAATTTAGTTTGCTGGCACTAATGAGGGTATTTGAAGATCCAAGGAATGAACATTCAAACTCCTGCTCAAACTGCTGTTCGCTGGTCTGGGCAATCATCTGCTGCTTCCACTGCTCGTCACGCAGAGGCCCACCAGCGTACTTAGGAACCTGTCTCCACGACACCTCTATGGGGACATACTCGTTCTTTCCCTCGTCCCCAGGCTTCCTTGTAGCCCCCTTCCAGAAGGAGTAGAACATATTGAGGCCGTTTGGGGTGGATACCATGAAGACCTTGGTGGTCTGACCTGATGTAATTGTGGGGTAAACTGAGCTGAAAAACTCTTCTGCCACGTTCTGGGGAACGTGAGCGAACTCGTCCAAGAAGATCAAGTTAAATGAACCACCACGAACAGCGGATGATGAGGTGGCAGAAGCCATGACCTTGGAGCCGTTCTCCAAATGAATAGAAGTCTTGTTCCATTCAATGATGCCCTGCTGAAGCCACTTGGGAAGATATTCATAAGCTAGGCGAAGTCGGCCAAGAATTTCTCTGGCCGTATTCATCTTGTTGGCTAGAATACCAACGCTCATGCTCTGGTTGAAAAGAATGTAGTGAAGAATGAATGCAACAATCGTTGTGCTCTTACCAGACTGACGGGGCAGTTTGGCAATGATATAACGATTGTTATGCATTTTATTAATCATGTCCTCTTGATAATCGTATAAATCAAAAGGAACAAGACCTTTATCAAGAGACACGACTTTGATGTATTTCTTGATGAAGTAGATTGGATCCTGGGAGCAACGAACATACTCCCGAATCTGTTCTTCGGTGAAGTCAATCTTTACTCCAGCTTCTTTTAGGTTTGGATTACCTAAGTAACCTTTAAATTTCCTCGACATTCTTCACTTCCGCATCAATTATATCTAGAGCCTTTTTCTTGCTCCGTTCTGGATTGATTAGATCCTGAAGATCACTTGTTGAACCAATAAAGAACGAATTGTTTGTAGTTGATTTTATTGTGGTCTTATTTGCTTCGTTCTTGATCTTCTCCAGATCGATAAGATCCTTGTTGATCTCAGACATGGTTTTCAACATTTGAGTTACGACTTCATATGCTCTTGGAGAATCGCCTTCAGAAGCAACCTTCATAATCCCATCAAGAGCAACCTTGGACTTCTCAATGATGTCGTACATATTACGCTTGGCGTAATCGAAATCCTTATCTGGATTTGCTTGTAATATTTCTTTTGGTTGATCTTGTTTTTTAATATCAAAAAATTCGTCAAGTGGTTCCATATTTTATATACAGAGTTGACCAGAAATTGATGTGATTGTGAAATTTCTAGAATCTGTAGCTGCTCCATTAGTTATTCTGAAAGTATAAACAAATGTACCGGAAACATCTCCAACACATGCTCCAGTGTCTGAATTTATAGCAGAAATCATCGCTGCAAATATTCCACTAGAAATTGTTGTCACGGTATTTGAAACGGTTGTAGTGTAAATTATATTGCTGTCCGAATCCAATAACTGCACTGTAGTATTTGCTACTAATAGATTTTCTTTGATCCAGGTCATTCTAGATCTGAGAAGTTCATTTCCCGCTGTTGTTATTTTGTAAGTGCTACTATTCAACAAAGTATTGATTGATAGACTAGTTGTTGGTAAACAGATCAAGGAGCCATCAACATAATTGATTATGAAACTTACGCTGTCACTCAATGCTCCATTTTCAACTTTAAATGTATATGCACTTAAATCACTATAAACCTGACCACATGTATTCAAATCATTTGCTATTGCAAGAACAATATCGTCTATATCTTCAAATACCAATGTTTCTACGCCAGCATTTACAACCTTAGAATAGATCAAATTGTCTTCATCATCAAAAATTTTAGCAGCCGTAGTAACTCCTAAAACATTACTTTCATCCCAGAACAATTGTGTTGTTAATAGACTGTTTTGACTTGGCACTGAGTAATTCAGCAACGGCAAACCTGTATTAATCAACAAGCTTCTAACAGGCTCACACACTCCAGTACCATTAAAGCTATTGATTTTAAATGTCTTCGAATCACTGAGTTGACCGTTTTGAACAATCAGAGTGTAGGTTCTAAGACCAGTTACTACAGTACCGCAAGCGTTTAAATAGTTCGCAATACTTTCAAGAACATCATTATACATCGCAGTTGTTAATGATTGTCTTCCTGCTTCTGTTGCTCCGGAATATAAAACTTCAGAATCATCGTTCAATACCAATACTGTTGTTGTTGAATTTGGAACATTTTCTTCTGTCCATATAAGATTACTAAACAAAACTGCTGTATCTGCTGGATAGTTATAATTAAATGCAGGGAGACTTGAATTTATAGTCAATGAGGTTACTGGAGCAACATAGTCTTCAGTCAACAAGTCAGCAATTCTTAGAGATGTGCTTGTTGGTGGATTGCCAGACTTTATTTCTCCAAAGACATAGCTATTGGCAACAAATACCATTGTACCAATCAAAATTCTTCTATTGTTGGTCAATGCTCCTTCATAGTCATCAAGAATTCTAAAATCTCTATAATTAATAGGTACATTTATATCTTGATAAAGATCGTTGAAGTTTATTCTTATATTAAACTCTGGATTAAAATAGGGAAGAATTTGCTCTGCTATCTGAAGAATTTCTTCCATGCTTCTTGAGTAAAAATAAAGACGAAATTCGACATCAACTGGAGTCTCTGAAAAAGATTTGTGAGAGATTCCGGACTGATCTAAAGTTGTTGCTACTCTAAGCTTATTTCTCTTTCTTGTACGATCATATGCCACCGCGTTCATTTCAAAGCTCAAATACGGCAAATTGATCTGTGTTTTTACTTTGTCAGTAATTGAAGAATTTGATTCCAATCTTCTCAGAAATTTTTCTTTTGAAGAAAATGTAATCGGAACTTTTATATTTTCCTGTGTCCCGGTAGTATCATTTTTCCTAGTTACATAAATTTGATCAAATAATGATCCAAATGCAACTACTAATTTTCTGATAGACTGATTATTAAATGTATTAAACATTAGTAATTGCCCTGTGAGAATGGATCAGTTTCACTAAAGTTAATTATAGGAATATCGTACTTGCTTCCAGCACCAGTGAATCCTCTTTGATAATCCAGAGGAGGGTTTTCTCCGTCTGCATCTCCAAGAATGGGATTGATGATTCCATAGTTTCCGGTATTTTCCGTTGTAAGTAATCCGAATGTATTTCCTGTATTTTCTCTTGTTATTACAGTAGGATCCAGGAAGGTGACTCCATCAAGAGCCATAATTTCAAGCTCAAGATTATCTTGATTTAGAGTGTAATCTAGTAGTCTGAAATATGCTGTTGTTCCTGTTAAACTGCCAGAGATGTACAGCTTTTCTCCGAGAGTCAGATTCGAATATGCTGTCTGGAATCCAACACCATTTATATTTGCATAGAAAGTATAAGTACTCTGCTTCACATTAGATATAGTATCCATTTCACTATTACCTGTAGCAAACTGTTCGGCAGAATAGTTGAAGGTTTCGCAAGATAATGTGTAAACATACAGTTTGTCCAATTGGTAGAACGGAGCTTCATGTTCTACGAAATTGATTTCAAACATGGTTTTTGAGAGGGGAAAATATATTATATCGCCCTCTCTTGGGCGAACGATGGTTGAGCTATGCGTAGTAACCTCGTTCGTAAATCTCTTTCTACTAACAACCAATGTCACTCTATCTTTGACTTCAAGACCAAACTTTGTGATTACATCAGTACCCTCGTATCCGGCAATGGAAGCGAGATACATTTCGATTTGATATGCTTTTGTGAATTTATTGAGCTGATCTTCACCAAAAAGTCTATCAAGATTTACAAATTCCCTTGGAATGTACCAGACATTCTGGCCCATCATCTTGATTATTTCAACGATGATATCCTCAGAAACATTCTGTTCTCCTGCTTGAAATTTGAAGTAAGGATTACGAGCCATATTATCCAGTCATCATATCTGGTGGGAGTTCGTATGCAGAAATAATTTGATCTTCAAGGATTGCAATTTCTCTTTCCGCCTCAGCGAGAATAGTACCACCTCTTAATTGAACACCACCGGGCAATGCAACCCCATCAAACTTGGAAAGATTCTGTCCCCATTGTCTCTTGACAAGAGCAGTGAAATATTTCTTCACCATTCTATCGTTAAAGATTTCTGTATAAACATCAGGATTTAAATTCACATAAGCTTCTACTACAATATAAGTACCAGCCGACAAAGCAGACCAGTCAGTTTCGATATACAGTTTATTTGTTACTTTATTGAAACGAGCAGTTCTTTCTGGATCGAACATCATTTCAATCAGTCGAATATATCTCTTAGTAATATCAAAATTTGCAATCGGAGATGAATTAACAAATCCTAAGTTTGTATTAATACCATAAACATCGTTTAGGGCTAATTGATATCTTACATCGAAAAGATAATTACTGGTCAAAGTTCCGAAAGGAAGAATTCTAATTACAGAAAGAATATCGTATCCAGTAGGACTACCAGTGCTAGATCCAACTATTTGTCCCAAATTATTTGTATTGATATACTTGTTTGTAATATCTTGTTGTGTTAAAGCATATGTAAAAAAGGCTCTCTCAACACCATCAAAATGGCGTTCTGAGAAGAATTGTAAAGCATCATCAAGTCTATCCTGAGCTTGCTGCTGGTCTACGTTTATTTCTACAACCGGAGCACCTAGCTGCCGGAAAGCGTACTGAATTATGGATTCTCTGGAGTTAGGTTGTGCCATTTACTGTATTTATGCACAGCCATTACTTCGGAGTCTCCTTGCTCTTCTCTACCGTCTGTAGAGCGTCAATAACATCAGCTACTTCTTTTGGAGTTTCAGGAGAAGTTACTTCTACTTTTTGAACTTCCATAAAGTTCATATTTTCGATGTAATGCTTTCTACTCTGAGGTTCATTAGCTTCGTGTGGCTGGCTGGGAGTGTAGTTTGAGAATCCTGGCATTGTAATTGGACAATTTACCTTTGGATAATCAAGCTTGCTATACTCTTCTTCTGTGCCATTAAGCCATGTGGCCTTTCTATCTCCACAGCCACAGGCTCCACAAAAGAACTTTCCGTCTGTCTCTGATTTTTTTAGATGGCTACACGGAGGCAATTCTCCTCCCTGTCCTTCATTACCAAAGCAACTTAATACTCTAAGTTGCTTTACGGTCTTATCGACCTTCTTATCTTTAAATCCACGCGATGCCATAGCCATGGCATAGCCTTGGATCATACTAATGGACTTTTTAATTTTTGATTGTTCTAGTGGTGAGTCTGAAAATTTCTTCTTATTTGCACAATTACAAGGTTTCTTTTCACTCATATAATTCCTCAGATTGTTGTACCATTAATATATTTGATAGTCAAAGTAGATCCAACAGCATTAAAACTCAAAATTCTATTGAAGGTGTCGTTGTTAAATCCTGAAGCTCCTGTGATCTGAGCAGCAGAGAAACTGATTTGATATCTATCCGCTCCACAAATGCTTGTGTTTGGAGCACCGCTTGAATTGTCGCTAAGTGACGAATCATCAGTGCATGTAATATAATCTATCCCAAAAGAAAGTCCAGCGTAATATTCTACGCTTGCTGTGGTGCTAATTCTTACAGTTTTATCTGTATTGTTGTAAACCCAGTCCTTCACGCCAGAGGGTAGTGTAGCTAGATACCAACCTTCTCTGAAGGATATAGTGATACCGTTAGAGCTATTGAAGGTATAGCCGACCAATGGAAGGGCTGTACCGCCTTGTGGGTGGCTCTTGGGGAATAGGGGAGTAGAACCATCCCAGGCTGGACCTTTGGCTGTAGTGCCTGCCAAATGGCTAGTCCATTCATGAATCATATTCATGTTTAGACTATTCTGAAGGAACAAAATTTCTTGCAGTTCGTTTAGTTCAGATGCCTGTAGTTTGCTACCAGCCTTGAACGCCACCATAGAATGGTTTTTCTTGGTGGTAGAATCAACACTTCCGCCCCATGTTCTGCTTGAATAGGGGTAATTGGTTAATGGAAATTGATCGTCAAAGGGGTATGCGGCCATGTTAGATATTGAATATTAGGTTAAATGTATTTTCCGACTGAATAAGTGTATCTGTTGTGAACAATACGGTACAATCACTCATATTTATACTAGGTCCAGTAATTGATGTTACTGTAAAACTAGAGGTGGCTCCACCGCTAAATTGTACGGTGTATGAACCACCAGTACCAATTGCGTAAGCATCATAGGAAGAAATTTCAACAGATCCGGAAGTACTACCAGCAAAAACACCGAATCCTAGATTGAAACTAGAGGTTGGTTTTCCTGGAACAAATGCTCTTGATCCGCTGCCTATGGTCTTTGTTGCAGATGTTTTATTTGTTAAGTAATTTACATCAATTGGATCGCTAAAGTCTGCAACGAAATCTCCCGGCTCAACCGTATTAATATCCCCAGAAATAGAGGTAATAATTGCCGAGGCACTTGCCTTTATAGGAGTCTTAGAGTAGCTTCTAGCACCATCAGATTGAATTCTATATCCACTGGAATTCTTTAGACCTGTTACCAAGAAAGCCGACTCAAAAGAATACGAAGCTGGAGTATTAAACAACGTATTGATTTCCGCTTCTGAAAGTTCTACTGCTACAGATATTTGCGTAGTTCGCAACAAATCATAAATTTTAAGGTAAGATTCGTCTGAAATCGGAGCAAGATTGAACTGAATCGAAGCTAAACAACTTGAGGGATCGGTCGGTGCTCCCTGAGAGCCAAGAGAAGCAATACTAAGATTTCCAGTTACGAGAGATGGTGCTTCAACATAAGTACAATTACTTGATGTTAATTGGTTTGTTAGATAAACTCCAATAACTTTATATCGATTGATACCACCAACAAATTCTGTTTTCAAATAAGCTTTGCATGATCCTATAGTACCATCAGTGTCTAGATTTATTTCAGGATCTTCTATATCAGAATAATATGTAACATCACTTCTATCGTTAAACATTACGCTTAGAATACAACCAGATGGAATAGCAGTAAGAATATCTGTATTTTGTCTATAAACATTACCAGCCGTATAACCTCCGGATCCTCCAGCATTGAACAAGGCAAGAGGAGTAACAGTAGAATAAGTAGCTCCGCATGGAGTGCAACCGGAGGGACCAGAAATATTAAAGAATCCGCCGTATTCGGTGGAGGTTACGGAAGGTAAAAATACCCCTTCAAAGTCTAATTGGCTGGCTAAATATCCGCAAGTCCAGCGATTAGGAACTTTGTAAGATGCTACGATATCACCAGCATTATATGTCTTTCCTGTTACTGGTTCTATCCAGGATTCAGTGGCATATAGGCAGCAAGTACCAAAGGTAAGTCCAGTTGATCCTCCACCTGTTGGACCAGTAGCATCTAGAGTAGAACCTCTAAAATCAACTAAAGATTCAATACCAGTTACTTTGATATAATTTGAAGATATTGGAGCTGGATCATAGTTTACTTTTACCCAGCTATACCCATCTTCCATGTTAATTACAGTACCATTCGAACCGCTTGGTGCAAATTTGCTCGGTGCAGAATTATTTCTAGTAGAGAGTTTATTGTAATTTGTATCACCAACGCACAAATATAGCTCTTTTGTGGTCGAATTGAAGCAAAGGCTATTTGTTATAGTTGGATCTGTATAGTCAAAAACTTTAAATGTTTTTGCTGCAACCCAGTCGTTTCGGGTAAAAACAGCAGATACATTGTCTAAGGTGACTCGTTTTATAAAGCTAGCTGAATTAGCGACATCCTTCGAAACTCTGCTGCTCTTATCGGCATATCCAACTTCAACTACGCCAAAGCCAGCATAATAATCCCAATACAAAGAATCAGTCAAAAAATTACTTACAGCTTCTGAATATCTGTTGGACGAGTCATTTGGCATACTTTATTTATAGTACCAAAGTGCTAGGTGAATATCTCTCAGCAGCGTTAATAAAAGTTACAGAACTCTTCTGGCCCTTGATAAGATCAAATCTAATTCCAAGAGGTTTCATTAGAGAAATGAAATCGTCTTGGTATTTCTCAGGAATATAGGCTGTCAAGACGATACCAAATTCTTGTTTATTGCGACCTTCAGTTAAAGCATCACTGTTTAGCACACCCTGGTTCAAAATCATGGTTTCATTGACTCCGAAAGTGATGCTATAATCATCAAGAACTGAATCAAAGAAAGTTTGAATAAAATATTTAAAGGAGTCTTGATTGCCCTTGTTTACCACAAATCTCTTTTTGTTGGAGATCAGGAATTGCCTCAATTCAGATTCGTACTCTTCTCCAAAGTCATCGAAATCAAAATCTGAGAATAAAGACTTATATGTTTCTTTAAGTGAGCTAAAATTCATGTAGAAGACATTTTGAATATCTTCGTAATTTGGGTAAATGTCTAATCCACTAGCCGAGAACACCCAGTCATAATACTTCTGAATCAAATTAATAGTATTGATATCAGGATCTGCTTTAGCTTCTTTGACTAGCCAAGCTGGAAATTGATGTTCTACGGAATAGAAAAACTTTCTATCTGTCGATGCTAGTGTTTCTAAATCAAATTGAGTACCTAAGACACTAATTGCATATTCGCACCCAGCATCGGTATTATATTGGGCTATGCCACCTGTGGCTGCAAGATTCGGATTGGTGAAAAAGAGAATCATGTTACTGTTAAAGTATCGACTTCGTATTCCACGGCCATATTGTTCTGGGGAACAATTGAAGTGGCATTAGCGGTTATGGAAATGGTGAATGTTGCACTTGGATCTACGGTATCGTAGAAAAGTATGTGACCAGTCGTAGGATTGAATACTCCGACCTTAGAATTTACTAATGTTCCGTCATTTAAGTAAGCAGCAATATACTTGTATCCGTTTAATTCGGGAACATTTGTAGTTGTATTTGCAAACTTGACTTGGCTTGCTGAGAGGTTTGTGCTCACCAAAGTAGTAGTAAAGTTTGTTATAGCATGGTAGAATCTTATATTTCTTGACACATCAAGATCCACCACATTATCAAAGACAAAGGTAATATTAGTGTCTGTAACTGAAAGACCAGGATCGTAATCAGTTACTAGAGTAATTAAATCTGCCTTTGAAATTGCGTGATTGAATTGATTATTTCCATAAGCATTATTGATCCCAACAATCAATTCTGATCTGAGCTGTGATGCGGATTTATTTGTCTTTCTGGAATCGTATGTTATAGCCAAACTCAATTTTCCAGTAAAGTCATCGCTCTCAAGATATTCTATGGCAAGTCCAACGATAGATTTAGCCGATAACTTGCTACTTAATGATGTTACTTGTGAGGAATCTGCTCCAAGACCTATTAGTGAGTAATAAATCTTTCCATAGAAATCGTTATAATCTTGACCATCAAAAACGGCAATTTGATTTCCAATGGTAGTTTCGTCCGGAACATAGCCAGATGCTGCTATGGCAGCTTCATAGTCGCTCTTTGTTACCAATGAAGAATATCCGTAATATCTTGGCCCAAGATACTTTAGATAATTGATGTCTGGAGCGTCAAATCCTCCTGACGAAGTGGTTGATGACACGGTAGCGGCAGGAATAGCTAATCCGTTATTTGACGAGAATTGAGTAATTGAGTTGAAAATTACTCCGTTTCCCTGCTGACCAGATGCCACAACATAGGAAAGCAATACCGTATCTGTGCTAATTATAGACTTACCTATGCTATTGATATCTTCTGATTGGAGATTTTTTCCAAATTTAACATAGTAATAATCTCCTTTCTTCACCAAGAAGAAGATTTGAGATTCTTCTGTTGTACCAACAACTGGTTCATTAGTATAATTGGTCCAGTATGTTCCGTTTACTGAAATAAGAACGGTCCTTATATCAACATCTTTATCTGCTATTTGAAATTCCTGATTATCAAGATCAACATTGATTGCCAATTGCTTTACTAACTTGGTTCCAGCATAAAATTCAAAAGTACTTGCAGTATCAATTGTAATTCTTGGTCCGATGTAGTAAAAATTGATGGGATTGTTGCTGGCATTTCTAGCCCTCATGGTTGCAAAACGATCTATCTGGGCAAGATTAGCATTAGTCTTGGTAAATGTCACAAGAGCAAGAGAGGATTTCTTTGTTGGGGGTGTAAATCCTGTTATTTGAAGCAGTTTCGATACCGATTCCACATTCTTTGCACTTGAAATGAAAGACTCATTGTTCAAAATATGGAGATAATGTAGCCATATTAGCGTATTATAGGTAAATAAACCATTGATCATGTCGATAGCTGTATTTGGGCTATCAAGATCAAATTGCTGACCAACACCAGTTGATTTTAAATAAGTGACAAGACTTGCTTTTAGCGTATCGTAATCTAAATCAACTAGGTTAATTGGCTGCGTCATAGAATTATTTAGGATTTAAGAACTTAGTATTATTTTTGTACCACAAACTTATAAGTCGATGAAATAAGAGTATTTGCATCGTCTGAAACGGTGTATGTAGCAATCACTGACAAATTCTTATTGAAGACATTTGACTTATCAAGACTAAATACAATTTTCTTAACTCCTTTGGCGTTAGTTGCCACAAGAGAGTTTAAATCTGCCAAAATCACAAACTCTTTCATTGTATTTTTATTAAACTTCAATTCATCTATAGAAAAAGGAGTGGAGACAAATCTGGTATCTCCTTGTTTACCAAGACAAATTATTTTAATTTGTTGATTGGTGAAAGCAGTTTTGGTGATTTTTGCGATATCGCTTTTTGAATCTGTTTTGAGGTATATGCTTAGATCTTTTAAACTCATCTCTGAATCCTTTCTAGCGAATCTGTTTCTGAATATGTAACATCTTCGAAAACATCTCCAGGAATACCACGACCAAAAGCAGATAATGTCAAAGTCATTTCATGATGTCTATCTTTAAATATATGATGCTTGATTGATAAAACCAACCATCTACCATTTAATTTGCCGTATTCTGTTTGATATTGAGGATTTATCTGATCATAAATCGTCACTATATCTCCAGGACTAATTTTAAAAGTCCCTGCAACTTTGATGTCAACTCGTATAGCATTCATCAAAGAAAGCAGAGCTTTTCTATACAGAGGGCTTACTGGATCTGTGTTCCAGAAAGTTGAATTTTTAAATGCAATATTTAAAAGCTTATCAAAGTCCTTTCCTACTCTAGGACAGTCGCATGAATACGGAGCATTCGGATCTATTAACAGACATCCAAGATATTCTCCACCCATCTGAGTCTGTATTTCATTGCAGAGTTTTATATCTTGAAATGCTGCTTGTAAACAACATTCTGTGGGTTCGCACTCCGATGGCTTCATTGTGATGCCTGTGTATCCAGCAAAGAATCTCTGTTCACATTCTTGAAGTGTTCTAGGAGAACCGTGGAAAATTGCATCTGGATTTGCACAGGTATAGTCTCTGCCTTCCATGAATATTTCATTGGCATCTCTATACTGACTGGTTCTCGTTATGATTGTCTGTAACAGTTTTAGATCTAGCATTCTATACAAGGTCCTTCTTTATCATTTTGCGCGTCGAAAAGATATAGGTACGGTGTTCTCTTTAGTAGAGTTGGACAGAATGTAAGACCTCTAATGCTGTGCATTTCAATTTGATACATTTTTACTATCTGTCCATGTGTCAATGGAACGCATGCATCATTTTTAGAAGGATGATTTCCGATTGCCTGATTTATGGTTCCTAGAGGATATCCATCGGCAATTAAGTTTGTTCCTGGTCCAGCATATTTTTTATTTTCATTTTCAAAGTTCATCACTTCATTAATATTGAAGGCTTCAAATCCTTGTGTGTATCCACCGGATCTGCCCAATTGGAAACTTACAACCTTGAAGCCTGGATTTGATTCTGTGTATTCGTATTCAGCTCCTTCAAATCCAAAAGTCTGGCCATTACAAGTTACGTCACATGCTTCACAAATTTCTGTACCAGCAATCTGATCAGTAGGAGTGCATGTAGAACCATTTAAAGTTACTCCAGCAATTCTTATAGGAATAAATTCTACTTCTTGCCAAGAATATCTGTAGGCTTTTGCTCTAGTATTTGGTTCTGTCTGTCCTTCTCCCTTGATAGCAGAAGCACCAGTGATCAATGCCCAGAAAGAAGTGTTTGAATCTAAGCAGCAAACAACATATTTGAAGATGTTCCACTTTTCCTTTATTCTTCTCAAAGCAAGATAGGTTGCTCTTTTTTGAGCTGCTGTCTTTTTGATACCAATGTAAATCTTTGCGATATTTTTATCAATAGTATCTGTTGCTTCTAGAGATGTTGTAAACAAATCTGGAGGGAATCCACCTCCCTCGTCTAAGCCACCATCGCCAAGCCCACCACCGGGACCTGTAGTTATTTGCCCAACAACAGGATTGAACTCTTCAATATCAAACATCGTCTGCCACATCAACTGTGTTTGTCTGTGGCCCATCAACTCTTCTGCTGTTACTCCTTGTTCAGTATAAAAAGTATAGCTTGGCTCATATACGCTATTATTGTAGAATGAATTATCAAAATAACCAAACTTACCATCATCATAAAAGCGTTTGGTATAGGTAGCCATAGTTGCACCTACAGCAGGATCATAAAATTCTAAATTTACTTGATCATATTTTATTAAATTTTCTACATCTCCACGCTCAAATGGATTTTGAGTTGAAGGTGAAGTTTCATATATTTGATAAATTTCTTTGGGAAAATGTTCTTCTATCTTAAACAAAATATTAGATTTTGTTATTCCAATTCCATAATCAGAATAGTTAAAGAATGGATTTGAAAGATTTGGTGCTACTCTTTCATAATAAGATGCAAATACTCCTGAATTTTCCAATTCCATTAAGGACAAAGCAGGATGAAATCTAACACTGTCGATCTTTTGACGGCCTGTTTCGTCAAAAGTATCCAAGCTATCTCTGGCCTGAATACCAAAATCCATCTTTGAATCTTCTTTTATCAATTCGCCTAAAGAGATAAAATTTGTAGATTTTAAATCTTTCCAGAAGAAAAAGTCTGCTCTAGTTTTATCTTCTTCTTTCTTTGTATTTGCATTTTCAGCCAAATAGTTCAGCAAAGTTAAAACTTTGCTATGATCCACCACTCTTCCACTTGGGTATGTCATTGGCCTTGGTTTTAACCAAGCATAATTTTCAGTAGAAGAAAGATTGTATTCCTCGTCTATGAAATACTGTTCAAACAATTTTTGAACCCAATTATCTCCATCAAAAGTTCCTTCGGGGGTTGCTTTGCAAATATCTTTAATATCTTCTTCAAATTTAAAAGGAAGTCTTTCGTTAAAGAAATAAGATTCATGAATAAATTTAAGTATTACTAATCTTGGCTGTGTTCTGTCAGCATAATCTGTGGCTCTAGCAGCCTGATACACATAGTAATATGGTAGATCAATAATTTCTCCGAATCTATCTGTTATATTAATTTGAATAAGATCTTTTCCGGTGAAATTGAAATCACCAATCATGTCACCAGGATCTCTTAATATAAGAGTACCGGACGGGATTGTTCCAAAGATACTCTCATCAAAAGTTAATTGCTCTAAATAACCATTACTCTGATTATTTGTTACAACAACCCATTCATTCTTGGTTCTGGCATGAGTAATTTTTATAGAATTAATACTTAGTAGATTAGCTACTGCCATTTACATTATCCTCAATAAGCTGAACAACACTCTCTTTAGGCACATTAATTATATTTGTGTTGTTGATCAATTTTTCCTTTTCGTTTACTGTAACATAACCACCAGTCGGTGTTCCTGTCAAGTAATATAGATTCACATCTGAATCTGTAATAACAATATTATTTTCATTTATAAACTCTACAGGAGAATCCGAATAATTTTGAGTTCCAAAAATTAATATTGAGTTTGTTTGTTGCCATTGACCGTTTATTTTTTTGAATACTGGTAAATTGCCAGTACCTAAAGTACCAACCATCAATGCTTTGATCTTTCTAATTTCTACATCCTGATCTATGACATAAGCAAAATTAGTTGTTATGTCAAATCCTGCACTAAAACCAGAAGTTGGAGTTCCAATTAACTCTCCTCCGGCAAAAGTTGCACTAAAGTTACCAAATATCGCAGTATACTTCTGTAGAGTATCTTCTATCTTTTTGGTTGGAGGTGGAAGTTCTTCAAACGGATTTACCATTCCCGAAGTATAAAGAGGAGCGAAGTAATACTTGTGATTATTAAATAGCTCAAACGACAGCTTATCTAATAAAACATTTTCATCAATCTTTTTGCCATAAAAGTCAGAACTATACTGAGTTAAATCATACTCAGAACTCAAATCTTTTACTGGTTGAGTGATTCCGCTAAAGTCATAAGAAATTGTGTTGAATTTTCCAAAAATCATGGTTTAATTATCTGTGAAATTTCTGATTTGCTGTAAACAGCTCCTCTATAATATGTACCTGTTTCAAATTCTTTAAAAATTAGTGTCAATGACGTTGCCATTGGAGCACCATCTTGGAAGAATCTTGCAGTATCTTCGTCACCGAAAGGAATTTTATTGACTTCTACAGTTGCCAAAACACAAACAAGAGGATCCCCCAACCAAAGAGTAGTTAATTGAGCTGGATCTCCTTGTCCGACCACTTGCAAACGCCACAGGAATGGAGGAAGAACTCTTTCTGGTACATTTGTAGCAAGAGGATATGAAGCACTTCTGAATGCTTCGCATATATTTCCAATAGCAGTAGATTCGTTGAATGTTTTTGGAACCATCAAATACTTAAATCTGAATTCTCTTCTGGCTTCACTTATCAATGACATTTCAGTGATGTTTGAAAACATCTGCTGAGTCGTAGTTGAGTTCATATTTTCTGCTATCATTGCTACAGGATCAGCAAATGCTCTCTTCAATAAAGCGGAAGCAGAGCCAGCATTAGCCTCACCAGCTGCACTGAGTATTGGACCTACCGGGTTAGGTCCTTCAGCAAAACCATGCTGAGTAGATACATTTATACCCAATGGAAGAGGTAAAAGAATGTAATCAAGTCTTCTATTAGATATGGCTCCTCTGGTTCTATCTGCGGCTAGAACGCTATATTCGGCGGCTTCAAAAAGAACGCCGTAAGGTATTTCTGCAACATCTTCTAGTGGAAATTGAAATGGCATTTTGGTTCATACTATATATTCTATGCCGTACAAAACAAAATTTGTACCAACGAACAAGGATAAGTATGTCGGTAATTGTGAAAAAATACTATGCAAATCCTTATGGGAGAGAAAACTTTGCAAGTATTTCGATAATACCGACAGCGTTATGAAATGGTGCTACGAGTGCGTCAAGGTTCCCTATATCTCTCCAGTAGATAACAAAAAGCATACTTACTATCCAGATTTTTTAGTTATGCTAAAAGATAAGGGCGGATCGGTAAAAACCATGATCGTAGAAGTAAAACCAGATAAACAAACTAAGCAACCGACTAATCCTAAAAGAAAATCTTATAAGAACGAAGTGGTTACTTTTGTCATAAATGAAGCAAAATGGACTGCCGCAAAGTCTGTTTGCGAGACAAATGACTGGGAATTTAAACTCTTAACAGAAAAGAACCTCTTCAAATGAATTCCATAGAAGATATCAAAAGAATAATCAATCAGGCTGGTGGATTACAAAGAACTAACAGATTTAATGTAACTCTTTATTCTCCAACTGAAGCAACAAATACCATTCCCGCCCAAAGAGTGGTATTCGGTGGTAGAGAAATACAGGCAATTTCAGATAAGCTCCCCGGTCCAGGATTTGGCCGTTTAGTCCCAATAAATATCTCTTACGGCAGTAGAGATCCATCTTTACAGATAACATTTCCCGTAGAACAAGACTGGAAAACCTATAAGATGATCGAATACTGGATGAACGCTTTGGCAAATGACGGAAGCAATCCAGCATTCTTCTATGGTTTTAGCTTCGGTAGACCTTATGCAAACTTTGCCAAAAATGGTGGCGCAGAAGTTCAATGCTTGGACACCAACGGAACAGTAAAAGCAACATTCAGATTCCGTGAAGTTTATCCCATAAGAATAATCCCAATTGAAATGGATGCGTCCATTTCAAATACATTCTTGACTTATGATGTAATCTTTAATTTCAGATCGTATCATGTTTATTGAGAGATATTATGAAAAATTTAACTAGAAACTTACCAAAATATTCATGCATTCGTCCGAGTACAGGAAAAGAAATCAAGTTTCGACCATTTTTGGTTTCAGACGAAAAAACTTTACTTCTCATCAAGCAAGAACAAAATCCTCGCTTGATTATCGAAAATGTTGTACAGCTTCTATCTTCATGCTTTGAAGATCTTGATGTCGATTCCCTAACACTTCAGGATGTAGAATTTTTGTTCTGCAATCTGAGAAGCAAGTCCGTAGGAGAAATTGTAAAAACTAATTTTACATGTCCTGTGACATCGGAGAAGATTAAAACAGATTTGGATCTTTCTCAACTGAATGTATCAAAATCAAATACAACATTTGAATTGGCTTTGGACAGCAGCTTCAAGATTGTATTCAAAGAACCGACTCTCAGAAAAATCTTTTCGGTAAGCGGAAAATTTGATGTGGCCCATCTTATACAGGCATCAATAGACAAGGTTTATCGTGATGATGTTGTATATGAGTTTGCTGATCTATCTGAAGATGAACTTGGGCAGATCATAAAAAACTTTACTACCAAGGAAAACGAACAAGTCAAAAATTTCGTAATCAATCTGCCAAAGACCTATGCAGTTGTGTCTTATACAACTTCTGATGGTATGGTAAGAAAGATGAGATTGGATGGCGTACTGAATTTTTTTACATATGCCTAAATCACATTGATTTGATGATTTACTATAAAATTAGTTACTTCTTATCATCAAGTAATGTGTTAAGCGTAAGTGAACTTGAGGATTGCATACCATGGGAACGAGACATATATTTCAATCAACACAAGAATAAATTAGAAGAGGAAACCTCCAAGAATGCCTGAAACAGATCTACTGATGTTCCCTAGCGAATTGCCAACACCAAATGCTGGGCAAAATTCTTTGTTTGATTTTGGAAGCACTCCAAATTTGAACATGGGGAACTATTCAGGTTTGATTCCTCAGACTGATGCTCCATCTCAATTTGATTATGAATCTGGTCCAGGAATGTTTCCTGAAGAAATGCCTGGATACGATCCTGGTCTAAATCCAGACGGAGGCATTCCTGTCTTTGATGAACCTGGTCTTGGAGAACAGATGTTCCCCCCTGAAATGATGCCAGCGGATATTCCTGCTGGCTTTGAACCTTCGGGAATCCCCGGTCTAGGGGAACAAATGTTTCCTGAAGATATTCCGCAAGAAATGCAGGATGAAGTTCCCTTAGAGCTTCAGGATACTAGCGAAATAGAACAGAATGAATACGAAAGAGATAATTTATTAAAACTTCTTGAGTCTGCTGAAGGTCTAGATCAAAATACAAGAAATATTGTTCAAGAAAAAATAAATTCTTTAGATACAGAAATCCAACAGCAAAAGCAAAAAGTCGATATGCTTTTGTCTAGAAAAGGTGCTGTAGTTAGTCCCGGTGCATCTTCTACGATGGACAAGTACAGAGTTGTAAATGCTTCCTCCGGATATGAGGATGATTTACGAAACTTTCTTGCAGAAATAAAAAACCCTCCGAGGTGGAGGGTTTTGGGCTGAGAGGATTTTAGTCTTCCTTTGCCAGTCGCTTGAAGTATTCAAGCGCATCTTCGTCCTCGTCAGGCTTGGG